GAGACAAGATCTCCCTTGATTGAGAGGGAGAAGATAGTTCCATAGAAGTAGACTAACAGAACATGCCCTTTGTCACGCAAGGATACCTATGAAACTATCACCCAACTTTTCTCGCTACTCACGTATGTGAGGCACATTCGTTAGATGGGAGAGAATTATGAGTGCAGTGAAACTATCACAACCTCAAGCTGAGGTATTTCAAGACACAACAAGATTTAGAGTTGTTTGTGCAGGAAGACGATTTGGAAAGTCTTTCTTATCAGGAGCAGAGCTTATTAATGCCTCTATAGGAGTCGACAAGAAGACTGGAGAGAGCAAACAGAAGCAAACCGTAGTATACGTTGCTCCCACTTTTGCTATGGCAAAACAAATTATGTGGAATTGGCTGAAGGAGTACGCTCCTAAAGGTTATATAGTCAAAGCCAATGAATCCGATCTTGTAATGGAATTCAAGAACGGAAGTGTTATATACATGAAGTCTGCAGAGAACTATGACTCTCTACGTGGACTGAGTTTGTCCTTTGTGGTTCTAGACGAGGTAGCAGACATCAACCCTGAAGCATGGAACTTGGTATTAAGACCAGCTCTATCAGACCAGGAAGGAGATGCATTATTCATCGGAACACCAAAAGGAACAAATCACTTTTACGATTGGTATATTCAAGGAAAAGACCCGAAGAGAACTTCTTGGACGTCTTACAGCTTTACTACCATCCAAGGTGGAAACGTCTCACAGTCAGAAATCGAAGAAGCCAGACTTGACTTGAGTCCGAGAGACTTCAAGCAGGAATATGAAGCTTCATTTGAGTCAATAAGCAACAGAGTCGTCGATATGTTCGATCGAGAGCTTAATGTGAGCGAGTTTGCCCAGGATAACGGTGGTGAGATACTTGTCGGTATGGACTTCAACGTAAATCCTATGTCAGCTGTTGTTGGTGTAAGAGCTGGAGACGAGTTGCATATCTTCAAGGAATATAAACAAGCGAACTCAAATACTCGCTATTTGATGGAAAGTCTAACTGCCGACTTTGAAGGCAGGGAGATGACTGTGTTCCCAGATCCGTCTGGACGAGCACGAAAAACGTCGGCAATTGGTGGCGAAACGGACTTCACAATCATAAGAAGCTTCGGAGCAAACGTAATAGCTCCAACAAAAGCACCACACACTGCAGATTCTATTAACTCAATGAATACTTTGATGTGCAATGGAGCAGGACACAGAAGATGTATCATTCATCCAAGTTGTGCAAACCTTATTAAGGATTTAGACACTTGGACATACGAAGATACAGGTGCAACACAGAATCACAGCAGACCAGATAAGAAATCAGGAAATGATCACTTACCTGATGCTCTTAAATATTTGATATGGTCAGAATTTGGTTTAAATGACCGAGAAGCAAAGAATGTAGAGGTTGTTGGATTCTAAACAAGGTAAACATATGAGAAATAAACAGACCATATTGTTTTGGGAACAGTCTAAGGCATTTATATTTGGTTTTCTTATTGGTGTATTCATTTCATCAGTAGGACCAGCAAAAGCAGAGCCGATTGAGACTATCTCAACAACAAATCAAACAGTTAATACTAACGGAAACATGACTACTACAGTCAAATCTCCTCCACCGAGTGCAATATCACCTCAGATTAGTACTGGAAGTGGAGATTTATGTACTGTAGGTGTAGCTGGAGCAGTCCAGACTCAGATATTAGGTATATCTGCTGGAACAACCTTTACAGAAGAGAATTGTGTAAGGTTGAAGAATGCTAAAGCTCTTTACGACATGGGTATGAAAGTTGCTGCAGTATCAGTGATGTGTCAAGATAAGAAAATCTTCGATGCAATGATGATGGCAGGAACTCCTTGTCCATATAATGGCATGATCGGTGAACAAGCTAAAATAGGATGGGCAAACCACGAGGAGAAACCTTATGAAACAGTTGATAAAGACAACTCAACAGATGTCAAAGAAGTTGGCAAGGATTTTGGTCTTGGTCTGCTTGGCTGGTTACTCCTACTCTAATTATTTTTATAATTCTACGAACAACGCTGCAGCTAACGGATTAACTTGGACAATGGATAACATTCTTCCAGAGTATAATGGGTTAGCTGTCAACGGTGTTTATTACTCCTATACTCCTCAGAAAGTCAAAGAAGACGATTTTAAGGTTACAGTCCAGAACATAAACACAAATGGTGGGTATGTCTTCAGGGAAGTAGATGATTGGTCTGGCAAATCAGGTGGAGTAGAGATAAGAAAAGTTCTAGGTTTTGAATATTTACCTAGAGAAATTTGGGGAGACGGTTCTATACAAACAGAAGGAACTGGTACAATACAAAATGCTAATGTAGTTTACTCTTATAGATACGAAGATAAGTGCAAGACACCTTTAGATGACCCCACTTGTGCAGGATATTCAGATGCAGTGCTAGAATTAATTCCTGAACAAGCAGAATTAGATATTTATAATGCTTTAGAAGATGAAAACCTAGAAAAGGAAGAATCTAAAGCTGAATACGAAGAAGAAGAGAAGAAAGAACAGAAAAAGGAAGATAAAGAAGAAGATTTAGAGTATGCATTAGCTATCAATGAAGAGGTTCTTGAATTTGGCAATGCTGCAGCTCAGAATCAGTTGCTGGCAGCAATGAACTTATCTGTTCAAATAGGAAATTATTACAACAAGACTATCGATGGTGGAACTTACGAAGAAAAAGTAGTTTTACAAGATAGTGAACTACCAGACAACGGACAGAGCATGTTATTTAATCTTGGCTCTGATTACCGTCATAAAGAATTGGTAGACTCTCAGTACAACAGAGGAGAATAACATGATTAAAGAATTAGCTTTAATTGGTGTAGTAGGAATTGTTAGCTTTGGTGGATCTAAGTCTGCTTTTGCTTTAGATGTTCCTATCACAGCTCAAGTAACTGGATCTTGCATAATTAGCACAGAGACACAAGGAACATACGGTCAACCATACGCATATAAGCTTTCAACTGCTGCGTCAGATGGTGGACAACAACCAGTGACTCGTGTAGATGTTACTTTAGCAAATGCATATAAAGTGAAATTCACAGCACCAGATAGCTTCAGTTCAGCACCACAGTTGAACGATGTAGTTACATTCACTGGTGACACAGAAGTACAAGCTGTATCAGATGCTACTAACATGGCAGACTACGAGACAGACAAAGTAGAAGTTAACGACTATGTAGATGAATATGGATTAACAGCTACAGGTTCTACTTGGTTTAAACATTCATCTGTAGCGAATAATGGTGGTGATAGAGCATTCCCATCAGGTACTTATACTTCATACGTTACTGCAGAATGTATCGCTTTATAACACTATTATGGATGGCATTTGGTGTAGCTAATGCTCACCAGATGTCTCCGACATACCCAGTGCTAGAAGATAGTTATCTGGAAGGCATATCTGTTACCAAAGTCAAAGTCTTCAATAAGAGAGAAGATGTCAAATACTATGAGATAGGAGTTTTTGATAAAGACTTTAAGCCAATTCCATTTGTTGCACAATATAAATTAAGAGGAATTGCTTTCAACGAATATGCGATATTTGATATATACTTAAACAACAAATATTCTAAAGATGCAACATATATTTGTTCAGAATCTATGCTTACTGATATAGAATCAACAGGATTGAACTCAAAGATTTGTTCAAAGATTAAGAAATGAAATTATTTATACTGATGCTTCTTACAGGAACTGTCATGGCTAGTAATTCTCTTAACTTACAACTTCCATCTTCTCCATCTAACTATAGTTACGATGAAGTAAGAAGTAGCGACAATATGAGTTGTAAAAATAGTATTGGTGGTAGTACTAATTTAGAATTCGGAGTCACAGGTATCGTAAATAATTCTGTAGGCATATTTGGTAGCGAAGATCCTAACAATCCTACAACTAAAGATATAGGTGTTTTTGCTAGGATACTGATACCATTAGATGGACCAAAAGAAAGAATTAATTGTAATACATTATACGAGTTAGAGTTAAGAAAGAAAAGACTAGAAGTAATGAAGCTAGAACAACAACTCAAGAACTTAAAGAACTTGAGGTTTGAAAATGACGACAAAAACAAAGACAACAAAGATTGATATAGAAGCTACTCAAGATAAAATCGCAAACACTTCTATCAATGTGTTAGGGTATTCACTTACTCCAACTCAAATTGGTATAGGGTTTGGTATCTTGTCTACTATTATCGGAACTTTATATGGTGGATTCACTATGTACCAAAAAGTCGAAGAGATTGCTAATTTAGACATAGGTGCATATCAACAACAAATGGACTTAGTAGATGAGAAATTATTATCTCAACAGAAATTATTGAAGTCTATGGAATCTAACCTCAACGATGCAAAGACGAATATGTATCGTATAGACACGAAAGTTGGTGAGAAACTGAATAACTACGACACGAAGTTAGACAGATTCGAAAACAAAGTTGAAAAGATTAAGACTGACTTAGAAGATAGAATACAGAAAGCATTGGATAATCCACTTTCTGGAAGAAAGTAAGGAAGTGAAATATGTTTGAAATAATCACAGGTATTTTGCCTATTATGACTGGATTTGTTTCCAAGATGATAGCTGAAAACATGAAACAAAAAGCTCAGCAACAGAAAATGATGCTAGAAGCAATGGGTGCAAGAGAGAACTCTATCAATCAAGCTAGAGAATATGCTAAGAACGAATCTGCTGCAGCTGCATTTACAAGAAGAGTTATTTTCTTTACAATTCTCTTGTTAATCGTTGTTTACGTATTAGCACCAGTAATATTTGATGTTAAAACTGTTATTCCAGTAGTTTCAGAAGGTTTCTCATTTATGGGATTCAGTTTAACTTCAGATACTACTAAATTCGTAGAAGTAGCAGGTCTTGTTAAATACGAAGAAGTGTTTAACTGGGCATCTATGATAATTGAATTCTACGTAGGATCTCAAGTTGCAAAAGTGAGGTAATTATGCCAGTAAGGAAAGTCAAAGGTGGTTACCAATGGGGAACATCTGGCAAAATTTACAAGACAAAAGAAGAAGCTGAAAGACAAGGAAGAGCAATCTATGCATCAGGTTATGGAAAACCTTCCACTTTCAGAAATCTTCATAAGTAGTAGGAGACATATATGCCGTTCTATGAGATGCACTGTCAAAATGAAGAGTGCTTACATTCTGAAGATTTCTTAATGAAATGGGAAGAGATGAAAGCAGGAGTAAACTGTCCAGAGTGTGGCAGTGAGATGAAAAACAAAATTCGTCCTGTTATGTTTAAACCTTGTGGTGGTAGGAACAAACATAGAATAATTGCACCAGATGTAGGTCCAAATTCTAAAAAGTCCAGAGCATATCAGAAAAAGATGGATGAGGCTAATAGTCTTGAAGCATACAAACCAGGAGGAACCTTCGGAACAGGAGGTGTCAATGGTTTCAAAGAAAGACAGGTTAAAGCTGAAAAACTACGCAAAGGTGAGACTAACTTCACCAAATAATAATTAGGAGAATTTTATGCATGACATAACAACACGTCATCCTATGCTTCTTAATGTTCTAGAACAAATTAAAAGAGCAAGAGATTGTTACATAGGCACAGATGCTATAAAAAGGTCTTCTCCTTTGTATTTAGATTCTTTCGATAAAGCTGACGAGGAATATTTACCTAAACTTAACGGACAAGATAAGGCTCAGTACGAGTCATACAAGAATAGAGCAGTATTCTATGCGACGATGTCAAGAACCGTTACAGCTTTAGTTGGTGCGATAGACAGAAAACCGCCTACAATGAATAATACAGATTCTCTGGAGTACTTCTTAGAAGATGTCACTGGAACTGGTGTATCTTTTAGAGACTTTGCTAAAAATGTCCAAGAAGAAGTTATGATATCTGGAAGAGCAGTAGTCTGTGTGGATAGAAAGAATTCATCAGATAATAGACCATATTTAGTTTGGTACAAATCAGAAGATTGTGTTAACTGGTTTTCAGAACAATACACAGACTTCGATGAGAGACTTACTGGAATGGTCTTCAGAGAATGTTATTATACAAGAGATGATGAAAATCGTTACAAGCAAGTAAAGAAAGATCAATACCGTGAGTTCATCTTAGTAGATGGTAAAACTATAGTAAATCTGTGGAGACCAGAAGAAAGAGGAAACGATCACGAGTACACAATAGCTGAAAGTTATGAATTAACAAACAGAGGAAAACCTTTAGGGTTTATTCCTTGTGTACCAATTGTGGCAGAAGGTTCTCCATTAGAAGCACCTAAGCCACCTCTGTTAGATTTAGCTGACATTAATATCGCTCATTATAGAAATAGTGCAGATTATGAACATGGAATGCATTGGACTGCTTTACCTACACCTGTTTTGACAGGATTACAAGGTAAGACTAATAAAGTATCTATCGGTTCTGGATCTGCTATCATTCTTCCTGATCCTAGTTCAAGAGCTATGTTCTTAGAATTTAGTGGTCAAGGTTTAGGTGTTATAAAGTCTTCAATGGAACACAAAGAACAGATGATGTCTGCTTTAGGTGCAAGAATGTTAGCATCTAGAATGGATCAATCTACATCTGCAGAAGTGGCCAGAATAAATATCTCTGGAGAGACAGCTTCTCTTAGCAACATCTCAAGAGCTATGAGCAGAGGACTTTCTAGATTGTTAAGAATGGTTGCACTATGGGAGAACATTAGTTCTGCTAAAGACATTTCTATACATCTGAACGAAGACTATGTTGATACTAAGTTGGCAAGTACAGATATTACTGCACTTATGACTGCGTATCAAGGTGGAGCTTTGAGTTTAGATTCATTACTATGGAACTTATCTCAAGGTGAGAGACTTCCTACTGGAAGAACAGTTGATGAAGAAATATCGTTAATTGAATCTGATATGGATCGTGAAGCAGAAGAAGCATTATTTTATGAAAGTGAGGACATAAGCTTCTCAGGTAATAGGTTTGGTAGCTTAGCTGGTTCTGGAAGCAAGCAATCCGAATCCAACAATAATGAGGAGTAATTGTAATGGCAAGTTATTTTGAAGAAGCCTTATCTATGATATCTCAGAATAAAGTAGAGACTAAAGGCAGAAACATGGAAGATGTTTTAGCAGGAACTACAGCAGTACTGGATGTATCTCGAAGCGTAGAGAAACATAACCCAGGAATTATGTCACAGCTTAAAAAAGCTTATTCAAGTGTTCTTTACCCAGAGCCAGACCCTAAACTTCAAAAGTTAGATGCAGCTGTTAAAAACGCTATAGCTCCTAAAGGATTTATAGACAGAGTTGCTGAATCTTTTGATGCAGAGGCTGCAGCGATTGATAAAGCCATCGGTGGTAGGAGTCTTTTAGATAGAACTATCATCCCAACAGCAGTTGGTGTAGTTTCAGGATTAAATGTAGGAAGTAAGATTTATAAAAGCAGGATGGACAAGGCTCAATCAATATCTAAAGCAGGGTATGCAGCTGGTATGGCAGGAGATTCAAAACAAGCAAACAAATTGTTGAGAAAATCTGCTCTGGTTGTTGCTAATTCAGGGAATTTAGCTGTTATGGGAGCTGTGTCTGGTGGTCTAATTGGTGGGACAATAGCTTATGTAACAATTCCAGAAGTAGAAGCAGGAGTACGTAAAGCAGTCGCTGGTGTTCAAGTTGTAGCTGGTGAATCTTATAAGACTGTAAAAGCTGAAGCACAAGAAATTTTAGATTCTGCTAAAGCATTTGGGGACAATGTTTCTATTGAATCTGCTCAAAAATATTACGATAAGGCGATAGAAGATGCAGGAGAAGCAGCAAGAACTAGTGTTAAAGCTGCAGCAGAATTTGGAGATGGATTAGTTGAATCTTTTGGTTCTGTTTTTAACGAATATAAAGATTCTATCTCAAACATGTCATCTGGTGCTAAACAAGAATTAATATCTAATTTTAATTCTGCAGCAGAGATAGCTGAAGACAGTAGAGAACGAGTAGATGAAATTCGTGAAAAGTTAGTACGGAATATTCAAGAAGATAGACAACTAAGTGATAGTTTATTAGAAGATAATTTTAGAGCTATGGGAGAAAGTAACCCATCACTTGCTCCTAGTTCTAATGATCCTAGAATTATGAGATCTTTGGATCTTATTGATGAATCTAGAGATCTTCTTGATGAACTGAAATCTATGAGAAACGAGAATGCGAAGGAGCTACAAAAAGCGATTGGTGGTCTTCTTGAGAATAGAGAAGCAGATGGATTAATGAGTGCTCCAAATCAACACCTATCTACTGCGGTACAAGCATTAATATTGAAGAATAAAGAAGGAAGAGATGTTATAGAAGATGCAAGAGAATTAGCAGAGGAAAATTCTAAATACATGGTCGCTTCTTTCAATCTAGGAACTGGCGAAGGACTTCTTATAGAGGAAGAAAAATCTTGGGGTCAACAGCTGGACGATTTTGTTCAGTCATTCTCTGATTCTTCTGAAGAGACTAATTCTAAAGCTATGGATCTGTGGAGTTCTTCTATAGATAACATAAATGCTTCAGCTCAAGTCGTTGCAGAGACTGCTAACGAATTGGGAATGGTCTGGGTAGAAGGTTATGTACGTGAAGATGGAAACAGAGTAGAAGGTTTCTGGAGAAAGATGAACGATTAGGAGATTTAAATGGCATCGCTAGAAGAACAACTTATAAGAGACGAGGGTCTTCGTCTTACAGTATATAAAGACCATCTAGGTAAACCTACTGTAGGTGTTGGTCATCTGGTGTTGCCAAAAGATAATCTTAAAGTCGGAGATAAGATATCCAGAAGCAAAGCATTGGCTTGGTTCAGAGAAGATGTTAAGGTAGCAATTAAAGATGCTAAGATCTTCTCTGGAGAAAAGAATTGGGATAGGATGTCTCAGAATATGAAGAATGTTGTAACTAACATGGCTTTCAATCTGGGACTACCTAGACTAAAACAATTCAAGAAGATGAGAGCTGCACTAGACAATGAAGACTATGAAGAAGTGGCTAATCAGATGTTAGACAGCAAATGGGCTAGACAAGTACCTAACAGAGCTGGCAGACTTATTAAAGAAGTTTTGAACGAACAATCTCAACTGAGCAATGGAATGATTTGGGTTGAAGGATATCAACGTTCAGACGGATCAAAAATTGAAGGTTTCTGGAGAAAGAAATCTGAATAAACACATTTTAGAGAAAGACATATAAGCTTCTTTATCAATGTAATAGAGGAGAATAAAAATGTGGAAAGCACAAGCAGCAGAGAATACTGCTAAACTGACAGAAGCTGGTATGGCAGGAGTTACTGTAGGAGCAATCATGGGATGGCTACCTGCTATCGCTGCAATAGTTTCTATTGTGTACTATGGTATAAAGATTTATAAAGAACTTACTGAAAAGTAAGTACTGTTGTATCTTAAGGGTTCCACCATAATGGGGTTCCACTACGGAGATAATAATGGCAGACGAAAAAATAGTTTATGGAAAGACTACCGATAAGGTAGCAGACAGATTATTTGATTCTATAGCTAAACACTCTATCGAGCTACAAAGAATGGCTAATTACGTAGAGAAAGACTTAGCAGCAGAATATATTAAACTGTCTAAAGAGCTAGACGCTGTTTTAGTAAAACACGAAGCAGGTGTGAGAGTTACTAAAGCAGGAAGACAAAAACTTCTAGCTAAAGTTATTCAAGAAGGTGAAGTAGCTATTAAGAAATCTGGACAAGCTCTATCAGAGTTGGTCAGAAATAATTTAATAGAAGTAGGAAATTTAGAATCAGAGTTTTCTGTAGGATCTATAAATAAAGCTGTTACTGGCAAAGGTAATGTTGCGTTTATTACTAACAAAGTAGGTCCTAAAAAGATAAGCAGTATAGCTGACAACCTGATTGTTCAAGGAGCACCACAGAAAGAATTGTGGGCTAGACAATCTACTAACTTAGTGAATAAATTTAAAGATGTGATAAGAACAGGTTGGGAACAAGAACAAGACATCGCAACAATATCTCAAGCAATCCGTGGCACTGCAGCCAATGGATATAAAGACGGTATTATGAATGTTTCCAAACATCAAGCTAACAGCTTGGCTAGAACTTCTATTGCATCAGTTGCTAATCAAGTCAGAGAAGAGACTTACTTAGCTAATGACGATGTCATACAAGGTGTTCAGTTCATCGCAGTGTTAGACAACAATACTACTCCAGTTTGTAGAGCACACTCAGGTGACAAATGGGATATGACACCAGAAGGTTGGAAACCTGTGGAAGGTGCACATAACTATGTTCAGCCACCACTACATTTCAACTGTAGGTCAACTCTCATACCCAGAATGTATACTCCTGGAGAACTGGCAAAAAGAGCACCAAAGAAATTGAATCTAGTTCCAGACAAAGAGAAGAAGAGTCTTGGAAAAAGATTAGGAGTAAGAGTCTGTAGATCACCATGTAAATATACAGACGCAGATGCTTGGTTGAAAACTCAACCTGTAGAATATCAAAAGAATGTTCTAGGAAAAGCATTTGATGCATGGACAGTAGGTAACAT